CCAGCCTCGCATATGTCTTCATAGGTTTGTTTTTCGATTATTTCACGAAGGACCCCCGTTTCATCTTCTTTTTTTTGGTAACAAAACACATTGCTTTTTTCAGAATAGAAACGAAGTAAGGAAGCAGCACGCTTATAACCATATTCTGATAAAAAAGATTTTACGCTTTTGGTCGTGGCTTTGAATTTTATTGGTTTTCCGTTTTCTAACGGAACCCATATTTCAGCCGTCTTTATTCCGGTTTTATGTACATCGATATAATCAGTTTTTGTGAAATAAATGGGTTCGCTAACGAGTTTTCCACAGCTGCCACAAAAACGGGTTTTTTTTGAAATCTCTGTTCTGCAGAATTCACAATATTTTTTCGGCTGTGTTAAAACCGTTTGATTAACATGGCAATGCGGGCATATTTTTTGGTGGGGTTTTATTTCTTCATGACATTTCCAGCAAAACTTTACTCGCTTTTTTTTGATGCCAGTAAACTCACCGAATTTTAATTGTGAAAACGTATAATCCCATATGTTATTGAATGGCTTGTTTGGGGCAATTCGATCACCTCGGCCTTTTATTTGCTCAGAGAGTGTATAGGACGTTGTAGGTCGCAATAATACAATGTTGTTTAATGGTGGATGGTCGAACCCCGTTGTTAGCATTTCGCAATTAATTAAATATTTGCATTTTTGGTTTAGAAACGCTTTTATTCTTTTGTTTGACTCACTTTTTTCCTTTGAGTGAACAACCTCAGCCTCACCGGGCGGTAAGTACGTTTTTATTTGGTTGCAATGCTCTATGGTTGCTCCAAAAAATAACGCTTGTTCGTTGGAATCGGCGTACTTCATAAAATGGGAAATCGCTCGTTGTGTTGGATTGTCTGGGGAGGTATCCAAATGGCTGCCCTCCTCGGTTACATTAACAAATAATTCCGGCTTAATGGGCATGTATCGCCTCGGGGTTAAATACTTTTTTTTTATTAACTCTTTTCTATCTATTTTATACAGAATCCGAGGAAATATATCGGGTACAATGTTGCCGTGGTCCAATCTATATGGGGTTGCGGTTAGTCCAATCGTCCGTTTTGAGTTGTGTATAAGGTCGTCATACATGCCACCACCCCATCTTACGAGGTGACATTCATCTATTAACAATAAATCTTGAGAGCCTGCGTTTTTATAAGCAGATTGAATAGTTGACGACTGTTTAAAATCCCCCATAACACGCTTGTATTGTGACACTAAAACACGGCGGTGCGTTACAAGCCTTATGGATAACTTTGGCTTGTAGTGCTCTATAATGGCTTTCAACACCCATGTTTTGCCGCCTCCTTGCGGTATGATAATAACCCCAGTTTCTTCGGACATTATAACAGCATTAACCGCGTCTTGTTGGTAATCACGCAAACCAATATTATTCTTCATCATTTGGCAAATTCTCCAACATATAAAACCTTTTTCCGGTTCGGTAACTAACGCATAAACCGAGCCCCTTCAACATGCGTGAAAAGGCCACGTTTCCGATATGATCTCCAGTTTCAAACTCGTACGCCGCTCTTAGTTCACTGGGTGACCATTTTATTTTCTTTTTTTGTAATTTGCGTAAAAATTGAACAAGTTCTTGCGCATTACAATCCATTTCCGAATACAGTAAAGCACCATCTTTGTTGTATTTTGTAAATTTCCTCGCCTTATAAAGCCGTTTATATCCTTCTAGCGCCCAATTAAAAATTCCGCTTAATTCCGTTTGTAATTTTTTTTTTAATTGTGTATCTTCGTTCCCACTAAACGTTTTGGTAAATTTAATAACCATGATTCTATTTTTTAACGCAATATCAAAGTTTAAATGTTCAGGCGCTTTGTTAAAGGCGATTAAAAATTTTGGAACTTCTTCACACAAATACGAACCACCGTATAGTTGTCGCGCAACCATTTTATTTGTTGATGATAGTTTTTTTAACTCGTTTAACAATTGCGTTTGTTTTTCGTTGAAAAACTCATCAACAAAAACCACTTTCCTTAAGCTTAATAATTCGTGGCGGCGTTCTGGTTTTAAAATGTCATCGGAGCTGACTTCGTTACCGCCGACCAAACTCAAAAGAACACTCGCAATAGTTCCCTTCCCAGATCTGCTGGAACCAAAAAACAACATAAGTTTTTCAAGGGAGCGGTCATAGGTTAAGCAATAGCCGAAATACTCTTGTAAAAGGGTAATTTGTGGCGCTGTTGGACTTCCAAAATAAGACGCTAAACATTCTAGCCAGGTTTTACAACTGGCTTTCGGGTCGTAGTCATACGGTAATAAGGTGGTTGAAAAAAATTGAGGCGAATGTGGCAAGAAAAGAAAACGGCCGTTTTTAAATAAAAAAACCCCATTTTTTAAAACCATCACATTATTTTTTTTGATTAGTTCAAAATTTAATTTCATAAAACCCATAGAACACGTAAGCACCTTTTTTGCATAGGTTAACGAATCACCACGGCTATTGTAAAAGGTTTTTACCGCACAAATTGCCGACAAATAATAATTATAGTCAATTTCTAAATGTTCTTTCGGCCGTTCATCGTAACAGGCTCCATTATATTCATATATCTGTGAATAAAGTGGATGATACAAAATGGCCCTATGGAATAATTTAACCCAATTAACAGCGTCTGCTTGTGGATTCATTGTTAAAAAGCCAATTCTGAACAAATTTGAATGAATCCAGTGTTTTTTTTCAAAAATCGTGTGATATAGGTGGTCAAGTGTCCAACCTGTAATATGACCCTGCAAAATAGCGGCTGTGATATATAAAACTGTATTTGATGAAATCGTTTTAACCGGGTAATTCCCTTTTAATAGTTCGCGCATGATTGGCAGCATGTAATCTGATAATTTGGTTTCACAAGAAGCATGCTTGCAATGTATTGTTGCTCTAAATTTCTTTGTGGGGTAATTAAACAAAGACCCACAAGGCTTTTTCGGGTGCCAATCAAACAAACAAACGCCGTTTGTATCCAATGCGCCCCAGTGAATCCGATCCCTAAAAATGCTATAAAACGCATGCACCGACAGCAAAACATTAACCTTTGTTTTTATGGGTACGGTTTCATAGTTTTTGGGTGCTGTTAATACGTGGATGTTTCCTATTGTTTTTGTGTCATCTTCAAACTGGTGTTTTACCTCATAAAAACCAGAACGAGCAACAAAATTTAAGGGGCAATCTGTCGGCCTAACGTGGAAAAATTGAGTTGGTGTCAAGCAACCCCGTTGTAATATGTTCTTTTCAAACAATGATGCAACATCCATAAACATTTCTGACAAAAGGCCCATGATTAAATCTTTGTAAGCACGTTTTCCGCTGTAAGGTATTGGATGAAGAAATGGTATAATTATACGGTGGTTTCCGCTGTGGGTTTGGTGATAAAAAAAATCAAATCCGCTTTTAACGTCTGACACATCAAATTTTTTCGCGTCATAATCTAACATTACACCGGTAATCTTATTGGGCTTTGCTTTTCTATTGGTACGCAACACACAAGACCACAACGGCGAACTATCTTTTTTTGCATTGCTCGAGATGTTGAAAATAGAATTTGACCCCGTATTGTCCAGCTGTATGGTTTTTTGTTGGAGTGGGGCGCCCAGTTCATCACACCCCTTAGAAAATTTATCCGACAAAAAAACCACGTCTATTGTAGTAGACATCACCAATCTCCGCCCTTTATATCTTTTTTATCTTTTTAAATGAGTATACTTTCGTGGTTTTAGATTCCACGTTTTCATCCATTTCAGTAACAAGACCGCTTTTTATTGCATCTTTGCACGCAATAATTTGCTCAGATTTTGGCGCAATGGTGTCATCTTTCCACTTGTAATAGGTTCTTTGGGATACGCTGAACAATTCAGGTTTGTTTGACATCAACTCTTTTTTAACATTGTCCAACAAGGATGTAACCGGCTTAGCCATGATTTGAATGTTTATTTTTTCGTCATCCGTTAACCCATCTTTATTTTTTACGGCTGCAAGTTCCATATCTAACAGTGTTTTTTTAAACTTCCAGCAAAAACGCTTTGCAGGACAATAGAAACAATGTGGGCCTGTCTCATGTAATGGCGCGGTCCACATATTCGCTAGAATATTTTCTAAAATCTGGTCAATAGCTTTCAACGGGCTATTATCAATACCGTTGCTTAATTCTATTTTGAACGTTAACCCATTATAATTGTTTTCTTGCGCTATGTGGGTGTATATGGTTTTATAGGTTGGGTTATTTTTATGAACCAAATAAGCATATCCGAGTAATTGCAACGAATAAGGCGGAACAGGTACGTAGCCAGTTTTTAAATCGACCACATGCGCAACCTTGTTTTTTTTGTCAACAATAACCGCGTCTGGTTTTCCAGATAAAGTCAAACTGGATAATTTGCCCTCTATCGTATAATTAATGCGCTCTTCTAGGTGTAATTTTGATGTTTTGCTGCACGTGTCTAAAATTGAAAATATCGTGTTCAAATACGTATGGACACTCCCCTCACAAACATCTAATATTTCTCTTTTTGTACGCTTCCCTTTTAAATACTCACAAAGTAGCGCGTGGGCTTCTGTGTGTTTTTTTGTACCCTCTTCGGCGTATACGTTTGTGGTTTCTATTTCTGGTAACAACATACTGTGGTGACAGTTAGCAACCCGATCGAGCGATGAGCAACGTACTACAACATTTTTCATTTTAATTCTCCGTTTTTTGTTTATTTATAGTTTAATAATAAATAAATAGTAGGTACCTTGTCTGTAAGTTATTTCCTATTTGTGTTGTAAGATATTTCCTATTTTTCACTTTCTATTGTTGAGTTTTGTTTTGTGTAATTGGCCATATGCTTGCAGATAGTCTGATGAACTGCTATCATATGAATTGTTTTCAGACGGTTGTTTCATCCGGCCCGACTTAATCACCGTAAACGGTGAATAGGGAATAATAGGTAAAAACTTAAAACGGTGCTTGTTAAATCGGTAGGCTCTGCAAATGTAATTAAAATTGTTGAATTTCACCTTATATAATATCAATGCATTCATGAGAACAAATCGCACTATTAATAAGGCAATAAAAACATGCGTATTATGCGTGTCAAAAGAAATGATTGAATGATCAAGACAAAAACCACTAACCAAAAACAAACACATTAAAATAAAGAAAATAAAGTGTGCCTTTTGATGGTCGTGGTAGGTGCAAAAACCCAGTCCTAGTTTCAATAAAAAATAACAAATGCAAAATATTTCAACACACCACATGTAGGACAAAAGTAGAGAATTGAAACAAGAAAAGATTAAAAAACCAAATACCAGAGTTATAACAAGTTTTTCAAATACGTTTTTTTTGTAGCTTGAGGTCAATGTAACCGGCTTTAAGGCAATAAACAACAACAAAGCAAGCGATGAAAGACCGCCGAGCAAAAATTGTGGGGAAATACCCATATTAATGCTTGGTGGAGTCGCCCCCTGTAACATATAAAACGCTAAAAGCCCCAGATTATACAAAAATATTGGTGGTAGTACTTTTTTAAAATACTTAACTATATCGGTCGAGTACCATCGCTCAAATATTTCTTCCAAAGAAACACCATAGATAGATTTTGAACTTTCTAAGGTGCTTATTTTTGTTATGGTTTTCCCGTTTTTTATCCTTACGGTTGTATCCTTTTTTAAGGTCACTCCTGTAATTCTATAGGGCAAGCGTTTCAATGCTTCTATGTTTGTATTGGCTGACGTCATTGCGTGCGCGTCATTGTAATGATAGGACCAATCGATATGGTCTTTTATTGATTTTTTATAATAGACGCCTGTGTTGAGGTTTCTGGTTGAAATGCTCATTTCATTGAAAAAAACGTCTTTTTCCGTGATCTGGTTACTCCTGAAAAAATCCTCTAAATAAATTGTCAACGCTTCAAAGGTCCAATCTTGCGGAATGGTAACTTTTAATAATTTGAATGATTCCGGGTTAAAAAACACTATTGTAATGTTTGTACCATCCCACATGGGTTTAGAATTGATTGATGCGTTTTGTGACTCCGTTTTTTTATTATTTTTGATACTGTTGTCATCTTCCACGATCACAACGTCGGTGCTGGATTCGTTTTGGCTGCTTACAGATGGATTTTGTTGCATGTCTTATTTCTCCATAAAAAAAAACAACAGTATAACATAATAAAAAACTGTTTTAATTTTTTTACAGTTTTAGTTCGTTTTTTCTGTTTTCAAGTACACAATACAACAACGCTATCGCATCCGCTTCGTTGTTATCTTCTGGCTTATGGCCCCGGGCTTCTACCGCTGCGATAACAGCCTGCTTTCCCGCATTGCCTTTTCCAGTGATGAACTTCTTGATCGTTCCAACCGGAATGCCTTCATAGGGGATGTTGTGCGATTCACACCAGGCGGTGAGTGACGCCATAAACCCGCCGTAAACGTGTGCGGCGTCCATTCCGATATGTCGCCGCACTTCTTCAAAATAAACTGAGTCTATTTCACCTAATAAAACTAAGGTTTCATCCAACCACCGCATAAAACGCATAAAACGCATGCCCCCGCCATCAAAACGCCGGTTATTAAAAGACGTAGTGCCGCTCATGATTATTTCGTTTTTGTTGATGAGTGCCCACCCTGTAGTGGTTCCCAGATCGAGAGTGAGGATTATAGGTTTTTTATTCATTTTATAGATCTCCTTTTTTTCTGTTTTCAAGTACACAATACAACAACGCTATCGCATCAGCTTCACTGTTATCTTCTGGCTTATGGCCACGGTCGGCGACAGCTTCGCGAACTGTCTCTTTTTTCGAATTGCCTTTGCCAGTGAGGGCCTTCTTAATTGTTACAACCGAAACGCTTTTATAGGGAATTTTGTGCGATTCACACCAGGCGGTGAGTGACGCCATATAACAGGCGTAAGCGTTTTGGGGTAGCCTTCCCGGACGTCTCCGCACTTCTTCAAAATAAACCAAGTCTATTTCACCTAATAAAACTAAGGTCTCATCCAACCACCGCATAAAACGCATAAAACGCCGGTTATTAAAAGACGTCGTTCCGCTCATGATTATTTCGTTTTTGTTGATGATTGCCCACCCTGTAGTGGTTCCCAGATCGAGAGTGAGGATTATAGGTTTTTTATTCATTTTATAGTTCTCCGTTTTTTTGTTGTTGTTAATTAATGCGTGGTAAATCGTTCAAGCCTGGTGACGTTGACCACTGTAACATAATATGATTGTCTTTAAAAACAAACGCGTAGATTGTCAAAGGCACCAATGAAAAGGCGTCAGCCTGCCCCAGAAAATCCTCTATAGCGTAACAATTAAAATGTGCGATAGACTCAATGTCACCGACCGCACCGGTTAAAGACCGCGACCGTTCCAATGCGTTTACATATTCAGAATTTAGAAAAACAGCGTCATGCATAAAAACAAAGAAACGCTTGTGCTCTGGTCCGCTTATACTTTTTTTATTAATGTGATCTAAAAATAAAGTGAACGACTCTTTTTGTTTTTTGTCGTTTGCAACACCTTTTAGCCATGTATTAAAGGTTTGTTGTTTTATATCATAGTCACCTTGTTTTTTGTTCTCCGTTGTCTCTAGTGTCTCTATTAATGGATATACGTTTTGCATGTTCCACTGTATTTTGTTGTTTGTATTGTTTAACGTGGTTGTTATAGGGATTTCCATTAGGTTTATATAATGGTCTTGTTTTATTGACGCGCTAAACATCTCAACCGGTGATTTTTTCCAAGCTACACGGATTATTTTGGGGTTTGTTTTTAAATCTTTGTTCCACTGTAAAAAATGATGCAATTCGCATACCGGTTTTTTGTTGTTTATTCTATGGTCTGTTACTGGTTTTCCTTCTGTCCTTGTTAAGGTATTTCCTAGCAATTCATCTGCCGAAGGATTACCAGAAGATTGATAACATAAGTTATACGCTTTTGATACGTTTAAAACTGCTTGTATAGGCCATTCTTGTTTTGTCTCTAGATGTATATATAATTTATGGGTTGCCGTTAAATAATGGGTTAGTATCCTTTTTGGGTCCGGTGTTTTTAAGTCTGTTGTACTTACTCGGTATTTTGTCCAGTTGTTTGTTAATTTGTACATTGTTATTTTTCTCCATTTTTTTGTTATTTTTTTTTGGTTGTTACGTTTGTTTTTATCTACATACTGGTGGGTATTTGTGCACATTGTATACCAGCATAATATGTGTGTGTTTGTATGGGGTTGTTCGTTTCGTCTTGTTCGTAGAAAAGAACCATACGAAAAAGCTCCGGATTCTTTGCTTTTGTTTCATACCATTTCAAAAAATAATGTACTTCTCCGGTCGGATTGGTTTTTTTTATGGTACTCATGTCGCTTATGAATCCAAATTCAAATTCTTTACTTTTCAGTTTTTTTATATTATCACTCTGATCTATGTGCATTTTGTGCAATCCATACAGCCGCACACAACCAGGTTCAATAGGAGCCAACTTTTTACCAACTATCTTTGCACCCAAATCATAGCCGGACACAAGAAACGGGCGCACTATTTTTGTAATGTGCTCTATATTTCTTTTTTTGGTTGTGAAAGTGTATTTATCCCAACGCGGTAGGTCTATTTCTTCCTCAAGATCGTCCTGTGTTCTTATAATTATTTCTTTTGGTATCATGGTTTTTTTCACTCCGTAATGTTGTTTGTTATTGTCCACCTGACGTGGACATTGCGTTTACAATCGTGTCGATTTTTAATCTTATGTTTTTCCGTTCCCCCCGTTTTAGTTGCTCCGGAAAAACAGGCTTGTAGATGTCTTCCAGCTCGCTTTCTGTAAAGGTCAAAAAGTGGACCATGTTGCTATATGGGTTTTTATTTCGTATAATGTCATAACATTCAACAAGCAATTGCTTGTTTCCTTTTATGCAGTCCCGCAAAGTGTGAATTATCTTTACCGGCCTTTCTACTAACAATCTGCTAAATAAATCCGAAACAATATGTTCACCAATTGGATTGTTGTCTATAACGTTTTTATAGATACCCGATTTATCAAAAACAATGGAATAATATTTTATTCCGTTAGAATTGTTCAACATGTTTATTAAAAATTCACCTTCTAGCACCTCTAATATGTTATTGACCTCATCGCCTTTAACTGCTGCATTGCATGCGTCTACAATCACCTTGCTTTTTGTTTTTGTTTTTTGTTTTGGTTTGGAATTGTTTATGATCTTGTGCTTTAAATTAGTTACAACATCAAAGTTATAAAGTGCATCTAAATATATAAAAATAGGATGATTGGTTAAAAAGTTATAACCATGTTTTTCTTGTAAATTGCTTAAAATGCAATAAGTCGTGTCCAGCCGAAAAGTTAGCCTAACTTTTTTTGTTTGTTTCAAGTTTAAAATTGAATCCGTTTTGTAGCGCATTTTTTTAACCTCCGTTTCCTTTTGTGTTATGTGTTTATTTTGGTTTATTTTGCTTTTTGTGTCAATTTTTTACATGTAAGACATTTCCGCTTTCGTTTGTGAGTCGTTTTTTTTGTGTGTTTTTGATCTGTTTTCAATGTGTTTGATTAGTTTTTACAGGTGTTGAGTTGAGGCCATTTAGGTGGCGTGTTGAGGCCATTTAGGTGCTGTGTTGAAGGCCTTAGGTGTTGTGTTGTTTTTTATGGTTTAAAATTAATCAGGCCTGTTTTTTTATGGGTATACGCCACCTAAAAATAGTAACACAACACCTAAAACGGCTTTACTCAACACCTATTTTCGCTTAACTCAACACCTGTTTTTCCATTAACTCAACACCTAAACGCTTGTACTCAACACCTGTCAAAATGAATCAAAAGTTGCAAGTGTTTGATTTTCTATTGTTTTCCTTGTTTTCTTCTTTTCTTTTAAAGGAAAAAAAAGGAAAAAAAAGAAATAAAAAAAATAGGAATGGGGTGAAATGTGTGATAGTTGAGGGAAATGTGTGATAGTTGATGAAAAATAGGGGTATAAATAAAAGAACTTTTACACAGTTTTTACGCGCCAGCCAATAAAACACGTATAATTATTGATTTATCAATGAGTTAACCTTGTTTTTGATTAGTTTTGACAGGTGTTGCGTTGTTTTGCACAAACTGAGAAACGCAACAAAAAAGTTTATATTGAATTACACTTTACCCCCCCCCAAAAAACGGCAGCAATTGACATAAATGTTTTTTTGTGGTATGTTGGTTTTGTTGTTGGAAAAACCGTGGTTTGTCACAACGGTGTAAGTCGGTCAGCATTTAAAAACTGCACTGTTGCTTAATCGGACAACCCACGTTAACACGGATTTGCGTTGGGGGAAGTTTAACGCGATCTCTTCCCCTAATGCACGTTTCAAGATAATAATGTGTTGCCAACTGTTGACATGCCAAGCAAAAAACACTATACTTATTAAGTGGCCTTGGGTTCTCCGTTCCCGTATGGCCACTACCCCAACGTTTTTAATTTCTCATTTGATTTCAAACAAAAAACCGGGGTACAATGAAGACTCCGGATATTTGACTTACCCTTTCATCTCCGTTCACCTTAGATATCCGGGGGATTGAAATAACGTGCTAAACCGTATAAAGCACGTTAGGGTGGACCCACCCCATGATGGAGTGGGTCTTCCGTTTTATGTTTTGGTGTTGCGGTCGTGCCGTATGATAACAAAAAAAACAGTTGCAGAAAAATTACAAGAAAAAGCCAGCAAACAACTGTTAAAATACCAACGAAAAAAAACAGCAAAAAACTATAACAATTATGTAGAAGCTGCCTATTTTCTTGCACAGCATTTATTGCTTGAAAAAGCGAGCAACGGAAACACGCTTGCAATTCTTGAATTTTCAAAACAACAAAAAGCGTTACCATTGGACAATATGGATGAATGGCCACAGCTGCAAAACTTAACAGCTGACGATGTGACCATTTTAAAAGAGCGTATCAAAGCAACAAAGAAAAACAAATTTAAGCGCCCGTTAACAACGCAATACCTTGCAGAATTATTTGACGCGGGTGATATCACGGTGGCAGAATACGAGCAGTTTTTGCAATTGTTACGTGTGAAATCATTAATTGAAACAAACGACCAACTAGCACAAGAAATAAAAGTTAATCTATTACAAACGGTTGACAACGTACTAAACATAAAAAACAACGCATAGGTGGTTTGTGTTTGAGTTGACATATAAACAATTAACAGCATTAAACTTGTTAACCCCAGACATCTATTACTTTTTAATGTATGGTGGTTCTCGGTCTGGTAAAACGTCTTTAGGGGTTTACCTTTGTTTGCACACTGCGTTACGGTTTCCAGGTTCACAAATATTAATCTGCAAGCATTTTTTAAGCGATTTAAGAAAATCAATTGTTCATCAAACCATCCCGCAAATCGGTGCGTTGTTGTCACCTGATTTTCCACGGTATTTTGAGGAAAATTTTAACAACAAAGATTATTACATACAATTTTCAAATAAAAGTGTGATATGGTTTGAAGGGTTATCAAACGACAAACAAAGCGAAAAAATTTTAGGACGCGAATATAATTTGATATTTCTTTCTGAGTGTACGCAAGTGGAATTTTCAGTGTATAGTAAATTGCTAAGCCGTTTAGCAAAAAACATAAAACATTATGTAAACCGTGTCTTACTAGATTGCAATCCAACTAGCAAAAAGTCATGGGTTTATTGTTTATTCGTTGAGCACAAAGACCCAACAACAAACACACCAGTTACGAACCCACAAAATTATTCACACATTGTTATGAATCCAACAGACAACCCACATATTCCACATCAATACCTAAACATTTTGAAACACACCTCAAGCAACGAATTAAAGCGGTTCTATTGTGGTGAGTGGGCGGACGATTTAGAAGGCGCACTGTGGAAACACAAATGGATAAATGATCACAGGCGCGAAAATATAAACCTGCAACAATTCGATGCGTGTGTTCTAGGCGTTGACCCAGCGGTAAGCACATCAGCAAACAGTGATGAAACGGGTTTAATAGTTGCAGGGCGCATAAAAAACGAGTATTATATTATTGCCGATTTAAGTGGTGTTTATACGCCGTTAGAATGGGCGAAAAAAATAGCCTATGCATATGAAAAATATTCATGTGATTATGTGATTGTAGAAGTGAATCAAGGCGGCGATTTGGTTAAAGCAAACATAAAAAACGTTTGTCCGTCTGTATTTGTAAAGTCGGTACATGCAAAGCGTGGTAAAATCTTACGAGCAGAACCAATAGCGGCATTGTATGAAAGTGGGCTTGTTCATCATGTTAATTATCACAAAGAACTAGAATACCAATTAATTGCATGGGACCCAGGTAAAACTACATTTTCACCGGATCGAGTTGATGCGCTAGTGTATGCATTAACCGAATTATCAAAACCAAAACACACACCAGCGGTTTATTAACATGGCAACGCTTGAAAACAAATCAAAATTTGACATGGTGAAAAATTGGTTTAAACGCCCAATAAAAAACACATATGTTCCGAATTATCCAAATTTGCCAGTTATGGCCAATCTTGCACAACAACAATACAATTATAAAACTCTGACAATTTACGATTACATCCGTTTTTATAATGATGTTGCACCATTGTCGCATTGCATAGATTTAATTGCTACCAAGTTCGGTGAAATTGAAATAAAACTTTATGACACAAAGAAAAAAGAATTTATACAATCGCACCCGGCGCTAGATTTGTTTTATAAGCCAATGATACCAACACAACCCGATTATATGACGCTAGCAATGCAAGAACTGAGTTTTTTAGAAATCACGGGGAGTTGTTTTTGGTTGCTTGAGTTGTCTGCTTCTGGTAAACCGTTGGGGATAACTGTCGTTAACCCCCTTTTTATAACGTTTATTGTCGGCGAACATGCAATAACAAGTTTTACCTATACACAACCACACAAAAAAATACTCACGTTTAAATTGAAAATCATCAATAACAAATACCGCTATTTGAGCGAGGACAACAAGCAAGAATTATTTTATGCAAAACTATTTAATCCCAATTACGATGCTGAAGAGTGTCTTGGTCAACCGAAATTAAGAAACCTAGCATATCAATTACAACAGTATATTAATCTTTGTATGTTGAATATTTCACAACTTGAAAATGGTGGTCGTCCTTCTGGCTGTGTGTCAACGAAAGACCAGCATAACTATAGCGTTGAACAGTTGCGCGAGTTACAACAAGAAGTAAATCAAACGGTTAGAGGCAGCAACAACGCAGGCCGTATTTTAGTGCTTGACAATTTAGAATGGAAAAGCTTTTCATTTTCAAACAAAGATTGTGAATACAATGCCGCGCGTCAACAAATAAAAGAAGAGATATACAACCGTTTTAACGTGCCACTTGCGTTGGTAAACTCTAACGCCTTGAGTCTTGCAAACTTAGAAGTTTCCGCATTACAATTTTACACCATGAGCGTTTTACCAACCACGCAAAAGCTTTACTCCGCCTTGAGTAACAACATATTATATCGGTATGCAAATAGTGAAAATCTAATTTACATGTATGACGAGGCGACGATTACCGCGTTACGTATGAAGTTGTTGGAAGAGTTAAAAGAAATGGCGGCCTTTGGTGTTATGAGTGACAACGAAATCCGTTTGCGAATGAATTTAAACAATGCGGCAGACGCTAACAATGTTTATAAACCAAGCACGATGGTTCCAACCTATTCGGTTGAAAACTGAGGTAAAAAAAAATGAAAAACCACGAAAGAATAACCAAGCGTTTTGAATTGAAATCAATTAAGGATAGTGAAAATGATAACGTAGGACGCTTTGAAGGATGGGCGTATATTTATGACGAAGTTTCCAGCGGTAATGAAATTGTATTGCGAAATGCATTGACGGAAAGTTTAAATTCCAAAACAAAAAAGATTCCCATATTGCGCAGCCATAACATGGAAGAAGTAATTGGCGGCGTAAATGCTTCCGATGTGCAAGACAAAGAGGAAGGTTTATACATGAAAGGTGAGTTGGATTTGAACGTGCAAGCCGCTCGAGAAACGTATTCACTAATGAAACATGGTTTTTTAAATGGTATTTCATTGGGCGGCTGGTCTTACTATTCTGATGAATCAATAAACAACGATGGCGTGACAGAAATAGCAAAAATGCAACTTGAAGAAATCTCTATAGTACCTGTTCCAGCGATAGCCAGCACAAAAATAACCCGCGTGTACTCTGTTCCACCCTATAAAGATTATGCAATGGTTGAGCGGGATGTAAAATGGGATGCTTCAAAAGCTATACAACAAATTAAAGAAAAAACAAAATCGATGGATGGACCAAGTTCAACTTATAAAAATGGTTTTATGTATTTTGATAGTACAAACCCAGATGTGTTTAGCTCCTATAAGCTTCCCTATGTTTACGTGGTTAACGGCGAATTCAAGGCGGTCCCTAATGCAATCATAGCTATAAACGGCGTTTTGAATGGTGCTATGGGGGGCGTAGACATACCAACAAGCGACAAAGAAAAAGTACAAGCACAAGTTGATAAATATTATAAAAAAATGGGGATGGATAAAACAGAAAAAAAACAGTCTTTAAATGCAAATAACGTGGATGCGCATGCGTGGCTTTCTTATACAATGGAAGATTTCACATTGTTGCGAACTGTTGAAAAAAAACTAGACAAATTAACAGAAATGCTATATAATAAAACAATTCCCACGTAAAAAATGATTAGCTGACCATTTTAACAAACTAAACTAGATCGCGCGATTAACCCAATGAGCAAAATCATGAGTATAGACAGCGATATTTCGAAAAAGCTAGACAAGTTTGGTGAAATGGTTACCGCATACCACGACACTACCCACAAAAGTAAAGAAACATTAATAGAGCTAGGCAATAAAACCGGCGAACTGTTGGAGCAAATCCAACGGTTAAGAGGCGAAAAAGAAGAACTTGAAAAACGGTTTCAATCTCAAGAAAGTTCCTTACGTACGCTAGAACACATGTTTTCAGAAAAAAGCGACCCTCAAAACAATGAAGAAAAAATATTCAAAGAATACACGAAACGCGCGAATGCTGCGCTACGTTCTCAAAACTTATATCAACAAAGCCGAAACGATAAAAAATTTTTAAGCGGAATGTTGAATGAACGATCAGAATTATCACAAGCATTTGTAAAAAAATTCACTAGAAGTGCGCACAATGTGAATCTTGCAATGATTGAGGGTTCTGACCCTGCCGGTGGTTACTTCATTTTACCGCAATATTCTAATTGGGTCATAGGGCGCCAGTTTGAAACAACACCAATGCGGCAAATTTGTAATGTAACAACAACAACCTCCGATGTTCTTAATACTATTATAGATGATCAATTATTTGCCTCAGGTGGTTGGGTTGGTGAAGTTGACCCAAGAGCCCCAACCGATACAGCCCAATACGGTTTATTGTCTATCCCGGCTCATGAAGTTTACACCTATCCACGCGCAAGTTTGCGAATGCTCGAGGATGCAAATTTCAATTTGTTAGAATTCGTTACCAAAAGAGCCCGTATTTCTTTGGACTTACTCACTAATGCATCCTTTGTTTCTGGTAATGGTATCCAAAAACCTAGAGGAATTGTTGACTATCCAGAGTGGCAAGGCACGCCCGTTGTGTTCGGTAATGCGTCCAATTATGAGCGTGGCGCATTGGAAACAATTTATAGTGGGGTTGCTAATGGTTTTACTTATGATGGTTTAGTAAACATTCAAAACAGTTTGCTGGAAGACTATCAAGCAAATGCAAAGTGGTTAATGACGCGTCAGGCGTGGGCACTTATTTTGTCTTTGACAGATACCAACGGGCGCCCGTTAATCAACTTTTTAAACCCATTAGAAGTTAGACAAAAGCCAACCTTGTTAGGTAAAGAAGTGTGGATAGCAGCGCCAAACACGGCCCCCACAAATCCAACAATCCCATACACCGGTGGTGGGTTGCCGTTACCGGTTACAGGAAACAAAGCCCTTGTATATGGTGACTTTTTCATAGGTTACACCATTGTAGACCGTGGCGGCGTGTACACAATGACAAACTTCGTTACAGAGCCGCAATATGTGCAGTACTATGTGCGTGAGCGCGTTGGTGGGGCGTTAACTAGCTATGCATCGTTAAAAGTAATGGTTATTGGTGCAGACCCTGGAAACGCTATTCAACGCAAAAATCAGTTGTTAGAAAATAGAGCTGATGAAGCTGGTTATAAAAAATTGACATTAAGTTCAACACTCACAGAGGGAGTTGATGAATTGGTAAATAAACAAACAAAAAAAGAGTATGACAACTTAGACAAAGAGTTGGACAAGATGAAACACACCATCCAAAAGAAGGTATAATATGGCTATTGTAGACGTTGCCTCAAATTTAAGAATCTACGGAGTAACGCCAATATTGTTTAATGGTGCGGGGCCGTATTATACAACGGCCCCAATTGATACAAGTGCATTTCAAAAAGCCATGATGATTTTGCCGGTCTTGTTAGATACTTCGGCAGTAAGTCCAACCGTTACATTTGATAAATTTTTAACCTCAACGGATAATACAACTTATACCACTCTAAATCCTGATGGGTATATTTTGGGCAAAGACGCAGGGGCGCCGATACCGGTTGGAACACTAACCGGTGGGTTTCAAAATATAATGCAAACAATTGGGTTTATTGGCGGAAAACTGTATATTGTAGCAAGCTTTTTTAGTACAGACGCTGTTCAAGGGTCTCATTATATGCTAGTTTTTTGGTGTGGATACACCCGCATATCGCCGAACCAAGGATATCCGCTAGAGCTTGAAACCACTGTAATAAATCAGTACCGCAATAAATTTAACGAAGAATACGCCAGAAAAAAACATGATGGCCGCAACATAAACACAAAAACAAAAAGGTTATAAAATGGTCAATAGTTATGATATAAAATCGAATGTTGAATTATTTTCAATAGGAGAACATGAGTTTTCAAATGGTAATCCGGGTCAAATTCATGTGTTTAGTGGTATTGAAATCGTTCCTAATATGAGCTACGCATTTCTTGTTTTTCAAACCAACCGTATAACCCCGGCAGGAGGAACAGACTCATGGCCACAAACCGCATATGGTATTTCTGAAATTTTGCAATCCGATCTCACAACCGGACCGTTTGAACCAATTCCAGCAGGGGCGTATTTCGGAAACCTCGCAACAAATTCCAACCTTGTTTATAATTTTAACACCCCGTATCAAATGATCGGCGTATTACCTACTAAACAATTTTTAGAAATTACCATTATAACAAGGACCACTATTCCATTCAATGGTTATATGTCTACTGGTACGTTGTTCGCTATTCGTGGTCCTCAGATTGTACCAGGTGCATCGTAAGTGTCCTTTTTGCTTGGTGGTATAGGTGGTACCCTATCACCACCATTGGTTACACCTAACAACATTTATTACCCTTCCGACCGGTACGTGGTGTTGGATGCGTCCGATGTGTTGCCTGTTACATTGTTGGCGGTAAAAGAGTTTTTGCGTATTCCGGTGGACGTTGTCGATCATGATACATTGTTAACAACCTTGATACAAACCGCCGGTTTATATTTCGAAACATATACCGGTTACACATTAATTAACAAAACATATAGACATTTTAAAAACCAATTAGCCAGCGTTTTAGAAATGACAAAAGGTCCATTGGTAAACCTGGTACAATTTTTATACTATAGTTTGGAAGATCAAGCATTCAATGAAATTGACCCAACAACCTACCAGGTTTTAAATGAAAAAAATTACTGGCGAATTGCCTTTAAACCATTTGCAGCAGAAAATTATCAAATAGGCTATAATAACGCACCTTATCAAAATGTTATTGTTGATTTTGTCGCCGGTTTTGGTGAAACGTCTGAGGACATTCCAATTGACTTACAAACTGCGTTAAAAAATCATGTGTCTTTTTTGTATGAAAACACGGGTGATTGTGATGATGGCAGTTGTAAAGGCAATATAGCGTTGCCAAAAACAACAAAAATGATCTATGACTTATATAGAGTTTTATCAGTAACGGGTGGTAAATATAGGGGCATTTGATGGCTGTTTGTGTAAGAAAAAAACGAAAAAAGACCTATATTTGCACTGGTAGCTTAGATAAATTGATAGAAATATGCGAACGATCTATTACCCCCCAAGCCGTATTAAACCAATCACAAGAAACCGATGAGATTTATACGGTACTGATAAAATTGTGGGCTATGGTTGAAACGCCAAACAGCGAAGTTGTTTTTGAAAATGTAGAAAGCCCAGTGACTACAACCGTTACACATGTTTTTTATGTACGCCGTTTTCCAATATCTACAATACGACGAATTACCGCGCAACATTGGATACGTTGGGTATATAAAAATCCAACGTATTATACTTGGTACCGCATTTTATCGGTAACAAATTTAGAAGAAAACAACCTATATTTGAAAATAAAAACCACATTTTCAGGCGATACTGATATACCTGCGTCGGAGGGGTGATATTATGCAAGTAACCTATGACAAAAATCAATTGAAGAAATTAACCAAGTTGCAAAACTTAAAAACGGTTTATACAAAAGCAATTGATGTAGGTTTTGTTAACGTGGGAAACCATTTAACTAGAACGGTTCAAAGAGATTTTAGAAAACCCAAATCCGGCCGCATCTATAAAATAAAAGTAAATGGTCAATACATTTACCATAGAGCATCTGCACCGGGTGAAGCACCGGCCATTTTAACCGGTGAACTTTCCAAAAGTACAAAAACAAAAAGCTGCGGCCACAATCGTTTAAAATTTATGAGTGGTGGAGAAAAAGCGTATTATGCGCCAATACTGGAATACTACAAAAACCGCCCCTATATGGAAAAAACAGTTAAAGAAAACTGGGGTTATTTTAACATGTGTTTTATTGCATTATTACGATATGGTTTAGTAGGGCGATTATGAGAATCATTCCCATTGTAAACCAGCTTGCTAAATATCTGCCAAGCTACACGCAAAAATTTACAACCACTTTCAATATTATTGGTGCAACCCAAGCAAATGGAACAGCAACAATCACAACCCAAGAACCACATAATCTATCTGTTGGGGCGTATGTAGGTATCAATGGGATTGTGCCATACATACCTATTACAGAGCTCTACCCATTAAATCAATCAACAACTGACATCGAAATAAAAACAACAATAGACAATGCTTTAACCTCTCAATTTGATTTTAAGTTAAAACAGCCGTATACAATTACGCCACCAAAGGCCTATCTATATAACAGTGTAACGCCTGCGTTAAATGGTGGATTCGATATAATAGGAATTCCAAACAGATACACGGCACAAGTGAGCGGCCCAACAGGGTTAATTTATCCCATCGTTGAGCTTGGATATATTGAAAAATATGCATATAACACATATAACGGCGTAAAAACCATCACAGCCGTACAAGATTCAACAATGTTTTCCTATACTGTTTCAAATACTGAACCAACATTAACCAACAACAGTGGAACTTATTACACAACGCCGCGTATAGCTGGTTGTGTAAATTTGGATAGGGCTATAAAATTATACACTGCACAAAATGACGGCAATTATTGGATGTTTGTTAGCCCGGCCGAAAGTCTTGCATCTAAAGACCCATACACCTTAAACGATGGTTTGGCGTCTCTTAATTTGGGCGTTGAATTCCGTCAAAAATTAATAGATAGCATCAATATTGATGTGTTTATGCCAACCACATCAACGATTAATGCGGCTACTGTAATTGATGACGCTGAAACAATAAAAATTGCATTGTTTAAATCATTATTACGTTTTACAGCGGCACAACAATATAATGCACCTAGTATCTTTCAAATGGTTTTCGATTCTTCATTTTTACAAGCGTATGAAAAAGCGTATTTAATTTATAGATACACGTTTCAAACACGCTATGATGTAACTTATTACGACACGTTTAACGGCAATGAATTTTATCCGTTTAGGGATATTATCGGGGATACAGAAGTAAGCAACAATCAATATCTATGGAATGTTAATTTAGATCAATCACCCGATGAAACATAATTGTATATAATAAAAAAATATTATATACTATAAAAACAACTAACAAACAGGTTTATGTTCATGAGTACCATTTCTTTTCCTAAAACAAATTTCACACTAACGCTTGATACTCCACCCGTTGTAACAAGCCCAATAAGAACTTTAATCATAGGGCAATTAAACACGGGGGTAACTCCGACCCAGCCAATCATAAAAAACGTCCAAAGCGGGCAAGAGAATAATTTGTTTGGCGATAATTCGCAGCTTTCTATTGCGTTAAAAGAATATCGCAGATATGACACTGTAAATGTGGTTGACGCAATGCAGCTTGCAGAAGATGCAAGCGCCGTGGCTGCACAATTTAGAATTACAACTACTATAGTTCCCTCATTTCAAGGTGGTTCAATCCGGTTTGCTTTTAGGTCGGTCATTTTTGGATTAATTACGTTAAATGTCAACACCAATGACACCTCTATTACACTGGCGCAACAATTATACAATAAGTTGTTAACATTAAGCCAAACAGTGCCATACACATTTACCTATGTAAGCACTGACAATTTTATTACGGTCACCGCGTCATCTGGTGGTGGATGGGGAAACAGTTTATATATGGAAACATTAGATACGCTAGAGGGTGTCTTTGTTGCCATGACAACGGAAGTTGTTGGCGGTGGTGATGCTGTCATCCCTCAATCAAATCTTGATGACATTTCAACAATTAGATATCAAACCATTATCCTTGGATTACCTTCGGACACGAACCTTTTAAAGTTGAAATTGTTTATGGATTCCCGCTTTAACACACAAACGGGAGTTGTTGAAGATGGGTTAGTTGTTACTACCCAAACAACCACATTAACCAACGCAATTGCTGCCGTGGCACCGATTCCAAGTTTCAGCATGTATTTTTGTGCTAACAAACAAGTAACAGAAAATGTAGCGAATACGGATTACGGCATCCCTGGCGCAGTTCGTGACAATGATTTTATTTTAGCATCTTATTTGGGGGCTGAAAGAAACCTGCGTTTAACGCCTAATGTTAGTATTCCACAATTGTTGGTTGGTCCATTGCTAGCCTCAAATACGGATGGAGGACCTCGAATAGCTGCGGTACCTTATGCAAATACTCCTATATATACAATAGCCCCTTGTGAAGTTGGAAAAAACTGGTCATACGATGAACAAAACACGTTAAACAATGCCGGTGTTAGTTTTGTAGGTAATAACATGCAAAACACACAATTAATCATGGGGCAATGGGTTACCACGTATTTACCTAGAGTTTTTGTAAATGAAATTGACACTGCCTCAATAATACGTGAGTTTTTTGTTTCGAACAATCAAAATCGTTATTTACAAGCGACATTAACAACGGGTGCTAGCAATTCGCCAAGCGTTGTCAATGTCGACATGTTCAACGCGTATCAAATAACGCTATATACACAATTAACAAAATCACCTTATTATTTGGTTCCAGCTGGTCGGTCATCTTATCAAGCGTTTTCATCGAACTTAAAAACAAGCATTGACTTAGCCAATGGAATTATTGAAACATCTATGTTGGTTCCAATTAATTCACAAGTAAGAGGAATTAACGGCGCTATAAAGATAAGCTTTAGCCTTTCAACATAAACATACAAAGAGAATCAAAAACAATGAGTAATGCAATATCAACACCGGCTTTAGTAATTCAGGGTGTACCAATTTTATTTATTCCAAATTCGTTAGCCGTGAAAACTGGAACCGGTGTATATGATGTAACCACCCGTGTTTTTGGCGCGGAAATCGACACGGTTTTCAGTCAAGACCTAGCCACTGATACGATGAGCGTTGTAACCTTCAACATTAATCCGGTTGCTGATATGATCAATTTAATGCTAGATTTTAAAAGTCAAGGTCCTGTGTTAGATTTGGAATACTATGACCCTTTGTCGAACTCTCGCTATTCTATATCCCCTTGCGTGTTAACAACTGATTTTGAATTAATGCTTGGTGCTGGAAAAGAAATAACAATCGAGATTAAAGGCGCCCCTGCTGTAGCCGTAACATAAGGAAAAAAAAGATGAATGTAAAAACATACGAATTAAAACATCCGTTTAATGATGAAATAACACGAATCATTTTAAAAGCCCCAACAACGTATCATTATCCGCTAGTTTCTAAAATAAAATCGATGTTGTGGTGTGGTTTTAAAAGTCTTAATGAATCCGTAATAGGGGACACTGAAAACAACAAGTCCGCATCTTATACCAACGTTCAAGATGTTATTGACGCCACACAAGAAATGGATGAACCGGAAAACGATGACATCTTGAAAAATTGCACTATTAACGAATTGATGGGAACGCTTTCCATGGTTCCATCAAAGGATTATAGTTTTTATCCAACTTTGTTAACCACCTTACGCGATTTATTGCTTTCTGATGGCATTTGTACAATTGACGGAACACATAAAAAACTATCCGCGGGTTATTTGGACAGATTTGCAATTGATGACTTTGAAGCTATTTGCATGACATATTTGAAAAATTTTTTTTCTGTTTCACCTTCGTAGCGCGTTATCCTGAAGATATTGTTTTTTTTGTATTGAAATTTTACAATGGTGCTGTTACTTATTCGGACTGTAAAAACATGGCATTTACAGAATTACAAAAATTAATAAATTACGCGAATTCATATTTGGAAGAAGAAAAAAAAATGATGGAGAAAGCAAACAATGGATTACGATAATCAGATTGTTTTTACATTTACCGCAAAAGATAAATTTTCCAAATCAGCCGATAAAATAGCAAAAACCATAAAAAAATTAACACGGGATTTATCCGATTTATCAAAACAATCAAATAATAAAAATTTATTCAAACAACTAGACATACCAAAACAAACCAAAGTTGCCATTGAAAAGCTTGGCGAGCATGCAAAAAAAACAATCAAAACAATAGAAACCCTCAAAAAAAAGACGGATAATATATCTAAAACAACGTCAAAATTTAACAAATCTATTCAACAGGTTAATGACAAAACCAGTAAATCAATAGAAAACCTACAAAAAAAGACGGAAAACATATCTAAAACAGCGGCAACAGTTAACAAATCTATTCAACATGTTAATGAAAAAACAAGCAAAACAATAGAAACCCTCAAAAAAAATGCGGTCAACATATCTAAAACAGCGGCAACAGTTAATAAATCTATTCAACATGTTAATGAAAAAACAAGCAAAACAATAGAAACCCTCAAAAAAAATACGGGGGACATATCTAAAGCAGTGGCAAAAGCTAACAAATCTATTCAACGTGTTAATGAAAAAACAAGTAAATCAATGGCGGGGATTTCCAAAACATCCAAAAAAACAGTCGAGTCCATCAATGAGGTTGGAAAACAAACAAAAAAATCAATTGACCCATTAAAAAATGCAGGCAATGGGTTTCAAACACTAGGCAAACACACAAAAGACGCCTCAAGAAATGTTGTAAATTTTAATGAGCGATATACGAACTTAATGCGTTTGATGTCAAAAAAAGGTGGTTGGAGTCCATTAACCCGATTAGACACCGGCGATAAAATGGGGATAATGAGCTATATAAGATATATGAATGTGGCCGCGCCTATTTTATTAGCCGCGAGAAAAGCCAACGTATATAGCGCAGAAAAACAATCATTGTTAACCGAATTACGAGTTATTTTTGCGCGCACAAACAACTTTTCGCAAAACATGGACAAACTGCAAAGCAAAGCACTAAAGTTTTCACAAACCACACCATTTTCACAAAAAGATTATATAAAAACCGTTACATCATTGGCAACAAAGTTTGGTAATTTAGATGAAGCATTAAAATTCACGCCGCAGTTAATGAAATTAGGTTTGTTATTTGGACAAACAAAAAACATTTCACAATTTGCCGTTAAAGCCGTTGATACGGCTGCTTTAAAAGGTATGATCTTGAATCTTCCTTTGTCGGTGGCCCAAAAAAAATCATTTGAGCTTGCTTCCATAGGTGCGACACCATACAAACGGTTCCAGCGTATGATATACTGGACAACTAAAAACCTTGACATGAATTTATTAATGTCGCAAACAATGAACAGAACCAGCACGCAACTAACCCTATTAGCCAATCATACAAAAGAATTAATTGTCACTATTTTTGAAGGGTTTGGGCCACCGTTAAAAGTGTTTGCAGGTGCAATAATAAAAATAGAAGATGCAATTAATAATTTTTTAAAAAAACACAAGGTTTTAACGTCTGTGATAGCTGGTGGTTTTGCTACTCTTTTAGCTGGCGTTTTTATAAGTATGGGGGCCTCTATTTTATCCGGTGGTGTTGGTTTTTTGAGTGCGTCTTTAATCAAGGGAATAAGCATGTCATTCCGTTTAATTGGCCCACTATTAACGACTGCATTAGCCGGCGCTTTCGTATATAGCGGTATTAAATTCGAAAAAACCATTAAAAACATGGCGGCTAGCACGTTTAAAGGCATGAGTCAAAACGGTTCAAATATCCCTCACCTACCGTTTCCTGGTTTTAATTATTTACTTAACTACTTGTCACCATCTGCCACAAATGCAACACAAAGCCCATATCCGATGCAGCATGTACAAATTCAACATAACATCCATGTTGCAAATGAGACTAATACAAAAGTAACGCATAAAGCGGCTGTTGTTTCTGGAAATTCAACCTATAATATGTCTATGAGTACAGGAAGAAACCAAGGAAGTAACAATTTTGAAATTAGCGAATAAAAAACATGTATACGGGTAACTTATCGAGATATAAAACGGCTTCGTTTCGAGGAATACCATTTTTATATTCTGATGTTTCTGAAAAGGGGGGTAGAAAAAGCGCTGTATTTGAATATCCAAACAAAAATACTAGGTACGTTGAGGATTTAGGTTTGTTACAACGTGCCTATAATATGCGGATAACATTAACCAATAAGAATGAAGATTATAGCACTGTAAAACGCCGGATTGTTGCCGCCTTAGATACACCGGGCCCCGGCTTTTTAGTTCATCCAATTGATGGTTCTGTTTTGGTTTTTGCGCAACCGTATGAATTAAAAGAAAGCATAAGCCATGCTGGAACGCTAGAAATTGTTGTTACGTTTTTAGAAGTTGGGGCATCGTCTCCAATCACCGCGCAAAACTACCCATCTAGCTACATTTTACAAAAGATTTCATCAACTCAAGCCACTATAAACAGTGATTTTTCGGATTTGTGGGGCGCTAGCGTATCATACTATGGAAACGCGAGCTATAACGCCGACTTGTTAAATGATGCGTATGATTTCTTTTATATGGCTAAAGACACCATTCCTATTGAAGGGAGTGACTATATAGCCTATATGCAACAGCTAGACATTTTCAAAATAGATCTATATAGAAATGCATATGCAAAAAATGGCGCACAATTGGCCAATCAAATAACAAACATTTTCAATGCTGCCTCTGCACTGACAACAACAACAACCTATAATTTACAACTATTTAAATATTATTTGACCTTTACAATTGACCCTATTACATCGAACTCACTTTATTTTGATGAGCGGTTAAAAAGCAATGTTTCATTAATCCAAACAATGCGAGCTAACGCATTTTTATTATATCTATATTTTGTAACTATAAATAATTATCCGCTAGAAACGGATATCATCAACGAAATAACGTATATAACCGATATACTAGAAATTATCACGGTCGATAATATGTGGATAAATGTATTACAAGAATCTAATAATATTTTATCCCCTGAATTAATTTCCACAATACAAGATTTATTTCAACAAGCAATTACATATTTGTACTCACAAATAAACAGTGCAGCAACAATATTTAATCAAAACGTTAATAATCAATCTTTATTATCGCTTGTATTCCAGCATTACGGGGATTTAAATTATTATGATACAATCTATAATTTGAATTCATTAGTTAATGCAAACAACTTAACTGGAGCTTTAAAGCTGTTACAGTATGAAAATTCGAATTAATGGTACTGAAATTGGAAATTGGACAACTTTAACGGTTGGCCGTCATTTTTTAGACCTGTGCGGAACCTTTCAATTTGAAACATCGGCCGATAATACAGGCGTGTATTTGCCGTTAAAAACACAACAAAAATGTGAAATTATTGTCGAAAACACTACTTTTTTGACTGGTTACATAGAAAAACTTACTATTTCAGGCAGCAGCCAAAGCACACGATTTATTGTTGAGGGGCGCGATCAAACGTGTGATATTGTTGATTCTACCGTTCCTTATGATTTTCTGGAGCAATATAAAAATGTTACGACTGTTAAAGAAGTTGCACAAACGATTGTTAACAAGTTAGGGTTAGAAAATACCGTAAAAGTATTAACAACCGTGACTCTTCCCGATTTATCCCCTGGAACCTATATAAACTCATTTATAGGCGAACGCGCGTACGATTTATTGCAGCGATATGCTAAGCTCTCAAACGTTTATACCGTCACCGATGGCCTAGGAAATATTGTTTTTACCCGCGTTGCTTCTAATTTTAATAGTGATCTGATTGATACCCCTTTAATAAATTGGTATAATGACCCATCTAACAATGTTTTAAATTTTGAATATTCGTTAGACACAACACAATTATATCACTTATACCGCGCCTATTCTCAAATAGGTTTAAAATTCGTTTCAGATGCATCACAATTAAACGGTGGTGAAACGGTCGTAGGGAATGCAATTGATGAATCCATCCGACCATCTAGGCAATGGGTTTTCATTGATGACATTGCTGTAGACGAGCAAAGCGCTCCTGATCGTGCTATATGGGAAAAAAACTATCGACAAAGCAAATTTGAGGCTTATACGTGTACGGTACAAGGGCATACTATACCAAACACCTTAAAAATATGGACGCCTAACACGCTAGTCATTGTTTTTGATCGGTCAGCCTCGTTGGCAGGTAAAATATTTTTAATTGACAGCGTCAGTTTTAAAGAATCCGTTGATAATGGAAAAACCACGAGATTGCATTGTGTCAACCCATTATCATACACGTTACAATTACAAGAAAATTATTATAGCAGCAGAGCGAGAACGGGCGGCAATTTTTTCGATGCAAACCAATTATAAAGCGTAAAAAAAACATGTATATGAGAATGCTTACCTTATTATTATCAAAGATAAAAAATCAAATCGTGAGAGGAATTATTAAAATTTCCCCTATTACGACAAACGACATTGAAGTAAAAATATTTGGCAGAACCTACACGCTTCAACAATATTATCCGTATGGAATGAAAGCGAGGCCACCAATTAACACAAAATGCATTAATTTGTTTGTAGGTGGCGAATCCACAAACGGCATTTCCCTTCCGTATGTACAACAATTCAACGCTAACACCCCTGCTTTAAATCCTGGCGAAGTGATGTTGTTTAATCCTTTATCTGGTGCGTCCGTCACCTTTTTAGACGATGGGAGTATTAATTTTGTTGGAAATGTAACGATTAATGGGAATGTGATAGCTACGGGAAATATTAGCGATTTAAACGGCGTTAAAGGTTCTTTAGATGACTTACGAACTGAGTATGAAACCCATGTTCATTACACTGATGGCTCTCCCGGTTTTACTGGTTTACCAGAAAACCCACCACAAGAAGAATTATAAATGCAATATGTTGATTTACTATTAGAAGAGAAGAACAATTATTATGATATCATTGTGACGACCAAGGGCGATTTTGAAACCACTGCTGGATTAGGAACGGCGATTCTTGTTAGCTTATATACGGATGGGCGCGCGGATGGTTCGCGAATAGCAATTCCGGATATGCGGCGCGGATGGTGGGGGAATTTGTTTTCCAATGTTGTTGGTTCGGTTCAAATTGGTTCGTTAATTTGGCTATTAGATCAAACAAGCAACACTCAAGAGGCTTTGAACTTTTTAATTGATCAATGTAATTTGTGTTTAAATTGGATAATCACCAACAACTATGCATCAACGATAAATATTACGGGTATTTCCACCTTAAATCAGCTTGGCGTGTTAATTAGTTTTTCATATCCAAACAATACAATGCGAGAATATATTTTAAATATATGGAATAATACTATTCTAGAGGTAAAGAACTAATGCCAAGCGTAAATTTTCCAACATTAGAAACAATACAACAACGACTAATACAAGATACAAAAGCCCAATTTTCAGGGGCGGAACAATTCTACCCTGCTTCCTATTTTTTGGCGTTGCTTCAATCTGTTGCCGGCCGTTTTTATGAAGAAAACAACAAGCTTCAAGAGCTCTATAATTTATTGTTTTTCTATACAACATCTGACGAATTTTTGAATGAGTGGGGCGCTGGTTACGGTTTGACACGAAAAGCGGCAACTATAGCATCGGGGCAAATTACCATTACGGGCACCATAGGAACATTGTTAAGCGTGGGAACCGTTTTTGTGAGTTCGTCGGGATTGTTATATACTTCAAGCACCGAGGGGAATATTGAACAAGTTAACATCCCGGTGACGCTCACAACGTCACCCGTTCCGAATAGTTTAGTTGATTATAATGCCGTAGCAACAACGCCATATCCCCATACTTTTGCAACAGGGATGACCGTTTTTATATCAAGCCCACTTGCTATTGAGTACCAAGGCAACCAAACAATAACCGTGTTAGATGACCTGACGTTTTCATATGTGATACAATCCAACCCACCACAAAACGTTGATGGTACAGCCGAGGCCGCGCTTGCGAATGTGGCTATTTTTTCACAAACAACCGGCGAAAATGTAAACCTTGCGTCAGGTGCAGAATTAACGTTACAAATCCCAAACCCGGCGGTTAATGAACCTAGCCGGGTTCAAATAGGGGGCATAATTGGCGGTGAATCTGAAGAAACAGACACCGCATATAGATCGCGGTTAATCTATCGCATACAAAACCCGGTTGCAAATTATTCAGTAAGCGCTATTACTACCGCAGCTCTTTCGGTCGCTGGTGTTACCCGTGTAAAAGTTTACCCCGTTACAAATAACAATATTACGCCGGCGCCCGGATATGTGACGTTGTTTTTTCTAATGGATAACACCCCCGGACCCATAACACAATCACAGATTGACACCGTTTATGAGGCGGTAGCAGGCCCAACAATAAAACCGGCACAAGTTCCACCTGAAAACATTATTGTTCGGGCTCCCACACTGGTTTTAGTTGATTTTGTCTTTACTTCATTGCTACCATCAACAGCCGGGCTACAAAAAGCCGTTTCAGACAATCTATTAGATTTTTTTTCCAACAGTGCAGAAATTGGAAAAAGTATTACGCAAGCGGCCTACACCTCGGTTATATATAACACCATTGACCCGAACAATGGCCAAGCTGTGACATCGTTTTCATTACAAACCCCAATAACAGATATCACAATTGATTACGACCAAATAGCTACACTTGACAATGTGAGCTTTTTAGCATGAGCAAATTAAAAAGCACAAACGACTTTTTACCACAATCCGAGGCGCACAATGTAAAATCTTGGGCAGATTTGTTTCCAACAAACAAGAAACTATGGTCGGCCTATGGGATACCTGGCACAAACGCATATAAATTACTGGCCGTGTTTTCGCAAGAGTTGAGCCGCTTACAATCGATAGAATATGAAATAGCTACACAATATATACCGAATTTATCCAACTCTTTTATAACCGAATGGAATCAAATGCTAGGGATACCGGATGATTGCTTTAGTAGTCCACCCGATGATGAAACCCAGCGGTTATTTATTTATATGAAGTTGTTCGCCTTAAACCTTCAAACAGTTGATGACTATGTAGCACTAGCGGCTTTATTGGGAATTGCAATCCAAGTGTTTCCGTATACCGACACAGAGCCGTTTGTGTGGACAATTGCATACACTGTTGTTTCACCTAATGTTTTTCCTTATACATTCACTTTTCGTTTTACCATACAACAAGAGGCTTTATTTGAATGTTTGGTTAACACCTATAAACCAGCTCACACACTGGTTAATTTTATACCGGGCTTAGGTGTTCCCTATTTAGATAATGCGTTGATTGATTATGTCGATAATGCGGGAAATGTGTATTTAACTAATCTATTAAACATTATTCCCTATTTAGACAATTCCGCTATAGTATACCTAGATAACCAGGGGAATTATTATGGTTTTCTCATTGTCAATTAAGTATACTATCTAAAAACAAATATAAGAGGCTAAGAGCAATGCAAGACCAACCCAATAAAAAACGTATGTCAACCGTGGGCGCTACAACGGGAACCGTATTAGGCGAAGTAACTTTATTATTAAACGGTGACCCCAACACACAACAATTCACAATTAATATAGATGGAAACAATTCCACAATTCCCAACATCGCCGACCCTATAAATGATCAAGACATTGCAAACAAGCTATGGACTGAAACACTTGTGTCAAATGCAACAAGCGGAATTAATGTAGACCCATCCAATATAAATACATTGTTATACTCTGCACAATCGGCATTAACGACACAGCCGGCTAGCGCTACTACAACCGATTTAATCAATGTTATGTTTGGACCAGCGTACACCGGGAATTCAAATTTTACTTTGTCGTTATCAAGTGGAACTGATCCTGAAGCATCTGTATTAACGTTTTTGGTCGCTGGCACGTATTCGCTTAGCTATTTGTTAAATTTTTCGTCTTCTGTCGTTGGTAACGGTTTGGTTTTTGCGTCTGTGTTTAAAAATGGCGCCCAACTCCCTGCGTATACACGCGTGAAAATGTTGAACGTTGTGAACACTGTATATCAAAATAGTTTAGTAATTAACGTGCCATTTATTGACGCAACTGTTTCAGACACGTTGGAGTTAAAATTGGCTTATTATGCTTTTGATGGTACTTTCAACGTTTCGCTAGGCCAAGTTCAGCCGTCAACGTTTAGCGTAAATCTAGCCGATATGCCATGTGCAACATTGAACATTTTTAGCACAACGTTAACAACAACTTAAGAGAAAACAACCCATGTTAGAAATACCACCAAAAGTTGACGGCTCGCAATACACAGCCAACGAATATACAAATGGACTTTCACAAGAAAATCAAAACACGGTGTTAAATAGCGGGCAACTATTAACCGCGAGCAATCAACATCAACAAACGCAAGCAATTTCAAGGTTTGGAAGTAGTGCAACACATTATCTATTAAACACAGTAGACTCAACCGCGAACAATTTACGCGTGTTTAATGGGTCAGGGCTTTTAAATAGCACTATATCAGCGTATTTCAATGGGCTTACGGTTGATGTATTGCTTGTGTTGGATAACAACCCTGCAGCGGTCACATTAAACGTAAATGGGCTTGGTGCAATCCCTGTTGTAATGCCTGATGGCTCACCAATCAGCACAATTGTTCTTTTTGCCGGTACATATAACCGTTTTGTTTTCTTGGATAGCGTGTTTCAATGGGTACCATTTAACGCCTATGACAACAATTTTAGACGGGAGATAGCTTCGCAAACCGCAGGGAGCGAAGGGAGCACGTTAATTGGTACTACTGGGCAAACATTACAAGAAAAACTAGATAGCATTATTTCACCCGTTGCAGGCGGTAGGACATTAAACCAACGCACCTTTGCACTTGCAAATTCGTTTGGGGTAACCGATAGCGATTTTGTTACCGTTCAATCTGGCCCGAATCGTTGGCTTAGGTTGACATTGCCAACGGGGCTGGTATCAAAACAAAGTATTATAACGGTAACGCCATACACCTATACGGCGGGAGGGTCAGAATATGATATAACCGCATTAGCACAGCGAACAAATGCGGTCATCCCTGAAGTATATGAAATACGGTTTTGGGAAGGCAATGCGGAGAAATTTAATTTGCAACCATTTCAATTTACTATCTATTAAACAATGCTGTTAAATGGTTTCTGGTTGGATTCCTAGCCGCTTTAATATCTTGTTGGCTCTCTCTATATAGGCGTGATACTTTATCCGATGGTGCACCTCAGAAAACGTTGTTTGAGTCGTTACCAAACAGAATCGATCATTTTTAAAAACTTCTGCTTCCCTTGATGGTGTGCGCCTCGTCAAAATAGGGCCTTCGTTAGATAAAAACCCACGTAAAAAGGATTCATCTGTTGCAACCCCGTTCAACAATAATGCATTTGTTTTAAAGGGTTGGTTTCGCTTTACCAAAAATAAAAAATCGTATAATTTGGTGCTTTCTTCTAACGTTTCAGCAAACCCCTTATTAAAAAACAGTTTATTTACAACTAGTTTTTGAATGATTTGAGCGGGTACATTTTTGGAGATTATGGGGCGAGAAAATGAACCGGTGCGCTTAATTCTCCCATCTTCATAAATTCCAACCAAACTATTAACGCTTTCAATAGCCAGCTTTGTAAAAGTTTTTCTTTTTAATTCGAACCCTGTCCGGTGCATCCATTCGCTTATTATGTCTTCCGAAATTGGTTCAGATGTGATAATTTCATCGGTGTTGACATATATAATTGAGGTGTTTGAGCATTTTTCCATTAAATCAATCAAATAAAATTGACCAAGCAGACACATAGACACACCCACGGAGGGATTATATAAATGAGCTCCAGAATATTTATCTCGTAATTTTCCGGTTATAATATTGGCCAACAATTTAAATGATTTTTCCGAATCATCCCCATTTTTTTGTGCTGCTTTCCGTCTGTCTAGTATCGATTTTAACACGCTTCTATAGGTTTTGGATCCTAGTTTGTTTTGTACAATAATATTCGGATAATACGCGTTAACATCGTACGAATAGACATTTTTATATAAACCTTTTACAGCGGCATGTAAGCCACCATATCCCAGCTTAACATCAAACAAGGGGAAAGCTAGCTCAACATTAACCTCACCATCTAACATGTGTTCTAGCACAATGCGCGCGCCTGCGGTAATTTCTAGCTTATGATCCCCAAAAGATATTTTGGTTTCTGGTTTCTCTATGATTGGCAATGCATTGTATAAAATTTGTTCGGGAACGTCTCCAACATACACGCTATTTTCACAGTCAAACAAGCCTTTTAAATTATAATACGATTGTATAGTGGGCGATAATGTCTCCCATAATTTTTTAATCACTTTATGCTTGTAATTAAGATTGTGTTTTATGAGTGATAAACACTCTTCTTTTGTAATGGGTTTGTCGTATGTTTTTGGTATGGGGTCAATGTTTTCAAATTCTAACCGGTGTGCTAATTCATCCAATGAAACCCGCTCACGACCGTGTAAAAAATCCATCAAATCGATAATATCATCTGTTGTTTGCACTAACCGGTTTGGGCCGGTAATTATGCCTTGTGAAACCCTATATGCATGCTCAACGGATTGATGTTTAACACAATCTAAAAGCAAATGGTGTGCATAATGTCGATTATTAAAACCAACCCAACAGATATTTTGTGAATATTTGGCTGTTAACTTCGTATAAACGTCTGCTATTCTTTTCGGACCTACCGCAACAATGTTTTTCCCGTTTTGAGTGGATAACACCAAAATAACAACGTTTGGTCTGCAATCTATCGTGTAAAAAACGACAGGCTTTTTTTTATTCATTTTATATGTCTCCGATCGAACGCAAGCAGGGCGCCATTGCTGGCACCCTGATCACATTGGTTGTTGTGGGTTTTTTGGTGTTTTTGAATTATAAAAAATCATCTAGATCGTTTAAACCATCATCATTTATGTCACTTAGATCATCATTCAAATCAGGCGCGTTCTTTTCTTTGCTTGTTTCCGTGGTTCCGATGTCGTCTAAGCCGTCTAAGTCGTCTAAGCCGTCTAAGTCGTCAAGACCTTCATTTTTTCCTGCTTTGTTTTTGGTTTGCTCGTCCTGGTTTTTTGATTGTTCTTTCCATTGCGTTCCGTATTTTTCGCGTAGACTTTTGAGCGCGTCAAATGTTTGGCTTCTGTCTGGTTCACTATACAAAGTAACTTTTTTCTTTAAGACTTGCACCATAACATCACAAGATAAAAGAATTAAATCGGGCCTATGCGCAACCGGTGGACTAATCACAATCAAGCGCCCTTCTATGTAAACAAGGTCACCTGCATTAAAATCAGATAATGGAATATCTTCTTCCATAATATTTTTAACCACGGCATAGTTACCATCTATACAGGTGAAAGGGGTTCTGTAGGTGTACGGTTGCAATTTTTCTTTCATGTTTGTATACATGTTTACCGTTGTTGTATTTCCTTCATTTTTTGCGGTTTTTATTAACCGATCAAGTGTTGTGATGTAACACTTTGGTTTCTTTGGTGCATTAGCAAAACCCTCGTTAAACAATTTATACTTTGGCGCGACATCCTTCAAATAAGTTTCTTGTGTAAAATATATTTTACCTTTTAACAGTGGTGTTTTGTTTGTTGAAGTAAGTGACAATTCAGGGTAGGTTAATATACCAGTCATAGCCACCCGGTTATAAGTCTGTTTACTATTCATATTTTCAGTCTCCTGTTGTTATTGTTGTTATTATTTTTATAGTTTACTTGTTAGTTTGTCTATTTCGTGTAAGTTTTTTCTGATTCTACATGTAAGACATTGTTGTTTCTTTTTATTTTTGTGTAATAATAAACCTGTGTTCCGCTCGTATAATAGCGATTTGCGTTTATTTTTTTTTTATAACCGTATTTTGCTATTATTTTTTTTATGGTTGACGCTGGCAGTTTGAATTTAATCTTTTTGTTTTTGCCTATTGTAATTACCAGCGTTCTAAGCTGGTTGATTTTTGGTCGGACCTCTATATAGTTTACCGGAATAGCATAGAGTTTGCTATTAAATGGCATTGCACAGGAAAAGCATACGTTAAGCGCTGTATCGGTTGAATGCGGTTGTTTTGTATTACAATTGGTGCAGGTG